GAAAGTGAAGGTTACGAAGTCCAAGCGTTTAATATACCAGCTATCGGCAAAGGTGCATGGCACAGACGAGAAAGAATTTGGTTTATTGCCAACTCCAACGCAGGACTCAGCAGTAGAACGACAGACAAAATACAAACAGGGTGGAACACCGCTGCCAATGGCAGTAAGATTACTTCCAACTCCAACAGTACGTTGCGAAGAAGGAGGAGAACAATCGGATCGAGTGGAAATCAGCAAGACAGGAAGTTTCCTGTTACGCAAGAAAAATCCAAATGCGAAACACAAGACTTTCGGAGCAAAACTATCGGATGCGATGTTGTTCTTGGAAAAGAAAAAGATTTACTCAACACCGACAACCAACGACTCAAAAAATTTAACATTTCCAAAGAGTCAAACAAACAGAACTTCGATCATAGGAGAAATGATCAGGTCAAAACAGACGAAACCTGGTGGCAAACTCAATCCAAACTTCGTGGAGTTCCTAATGGGATTTCCTACGGATTGGACAAAGATCGAGCAAGAAGAATAAAGGCATTAGGCAATGCTATCGTACCACAAATAATAGAAACTATCGGCAAGGCGATAATAAAAAGTGAAGAAGATAACAATACCCTATAAACCTAGACAGTTACAAAAAGAAATACACGAGTCATTAAAAAGATTTAATGTATTGGTCTGCCATAGGCGGTTTGGCAAGACCGTTCTGTGCATCAATGAAATGATAAAGAAGTGTTTACAAAACCCACTTCCTAATCCAAGATATTATTACATATCTCCAACCTACTCTATCTCCAAGAGAAACTGTTGGGATTATTTAAAATATTACACAGATGTCCTCCCAGATGTGCAATACCATGAAACAGAGCTGCGATGTGATCTACCAAATGGTGGTCGTATTCAGCTCTTGGGTTGCGAAAGACCAAATACCCTTCGTGGCTTGTACATGGATGGGTGTGTCTTAGACGAAACTTCGCAAATGCCAAGCAATCTATGGACAGAGATTGTACGACCTGCATTAGTAGATCGTGAAGGTTGGATGATTAGTATTGGAACACCTGCTGGAAGAAATAGCTTTTGGGAGTTGTTTGATTACGGTCAACACCATGAACAATGGTACGCAAAATCTTTTAAGGCAAGTGAAACAGGTATTGTACCTGAAGAAGAATTAAACGAAGCCAAGAAGTTGATGCCACCAGAAATCTTTGAAGCAGAGTTTGAATGCTCGTTTGATAGTGCAGGGATCGGCTCAATCTACGGCAAGAGCTTAAATTTGGCTGACGAACAAAACAGAGTTACCAAAGTTCCCTATGACTCCAAGCATAAAGTTAATACTTTTTGGGATCTAGGAATGGCAGACAAAACTTCGATTTGGTTTGTGCAGCAAGTAGGATCTGCAATACATTTAATAGATTACGAAGAAGATAGCGGTGAAGGTTTAGAATACTACGCAGGGATGCTCCAGGATAAAGGTTATGTTTATGACACACATTACTTTCCTCACGATGCAAGTGTAAGAGAGATTGGAACTGGAAACTCTAGGATTGAAACAGCACAGAGTTTAGGTTTGGTAACAAGTATCGTTCCGAAGCTGCCAATAGAAGATGGCATCAATGCAGTTAGAATGATTTTATCAAGATGTTGGTTTGATCACGAAAAAACAAAATTAGGATTAGATGCACTTCGTCAATATCGGTGGAGTACAACTGATCGAGGAGAAGTTAAGAATAGACCAGTACATGATTGGACTTCGCATAGTGCGGATGCTTTCAGATACCTGGCGGTTGGATTAAATACATCATCAAATTGGAGTACAGAAATTAAATATCCAAGTTTAGGAATTATGTAATGGGAAGAGTTGATACAGTTTTAGCAAGAAGCCAAGCACAAACTAAAACAAAATTTAGATTAGCAGGACATGATCTAAATTTAACAAGAGAAAAAGATGACTTTTATCCAACTCCTCCTATAGCAACTGAACGATTGCTTGATGTAGAAAAATTTGATGGCGATATATGGGAATGTGCTTGTGGAGATGGAGCAATATCAAAAGTTTTAGAACAACATAATTACAAAGTTTATTCAACAGATTTAATAGACAGAAATTATGGTGAAACAGGTATAGATTTTTTAATGGAAACGCAAAAATGCGATAATATTATTACAAATCCTCCTTTTAAATTATCTTTGCCTTTTATTTACAAAGCAGTTGAACTTGCAAATAAAAAAGTAGCTTTTCTTTGTAGAATAACTTTTTTAGAAGGTGTTGCTAGACAAAAAATGTTTCAAGAAACACCGCTTGAAAATGTTTACATATTTTCAAGAAGAATAACTTTTACAAATCCTAACAATGGTAACAAAACTCATGGTGGAGGTATGTTAGCTTTTGCATGGTTTGTTTGGAATAAAGATTACAAAGGAAAACCACAGTTAAATTGGATTTAATTAAATGGCAAAAAAAACAGATTCAGAATTATTACAAGTAATATCACAAGAGGTGCAAAACTCTTTAGGGTATTACACTTCCGATTTATCGGAACAACGACAGCAATCGCTAAAATATTATCTCGGAGAGCCATACGGCAACGAGGTTGAAGGCAGAAGTGCTGTTGTTACACAAGAATTATTGGAAACAGTAGAGTCAGTTTTACCAAGTTTAATGCGTATGTTTACACAAAGTGATCGCATGGTAAGATTTGAGCCAACACAACCAGAAGATACAAAGTTTGCAGAGAGTATTTCAAACTATTGTAACCACATTTTTAACAAAGATAATGATGGTTTTAGTATTTTATATGATTTATTCAAAACAGCTTTACTTCAAAAGAATGGTTTTTGTAAAATCTATTGGAATCCAAGCAAAGAACAGAGAAAAGAGCAATATCAAGACCTCACCGAAAATGAATACAATTCACTACTCCTTGATACAGAGGTTGAGATAGTCAATGTTGAAGAAAAAGCATCTGACGATGCTCTTTTCCCTGTCAAATATGATGTTGAATTAAAAAGAGTATCAGATTTTGGCAGAGTAAAGATAGAAAGTGTGCCACCAGAAGATATTTTGGTGTCTAAAAGAGCAACTTCGATGAAAGATTGCAATTTTATAGCTCATAGAGTTTATAAAACGAGGTCTGAATTGATAAACATGGGTTATGATGCAGAAATTGTTAATGATTTACCTGTATCTGACGAAGAAGTGTTCAATACGGAAGCTGTAACCAGGAGAAGTTACGATGATGCGTCAACAGATTTGAATGTAAGCACATTAGATCCTTCACAAGCCGTAGTAAATGTAACCGAATGCTATCTTAAAGTTGATATGGATGGTGATGGCATTGCAGAATTACGAAAAGTTACTGTTGGTGGCAACGGATATAACAATTACAAGCTGCTAGAGAACGAAGAAATACCTTTTATGCCAATAACAATGGTACGAGCTATTCCTATGCCGTATCGTTTTTTTGGATTAAGTTTTTACGATCTTATTGCTGATATACAAGCAGTATCATCAACGATATTAAGAAATACACTTGATAATATGTATTTTCAAAACCACGCAAGAACACTTGTTGTGGATGGTCAAGCAAATTTAGATGATTTATTAACTTCAAGAGCAGGTGGAGTTGTAAGAGTTAAAAGTCCAAATGCTGTAACACCAATGCAAACTCCAAACTTCTTAAATGAAGGTTTGGCTATGATGAAAAAGATTGATGAAATCAAAGAATCAAGAACTGGTGTAGCAAAACAGCAAATGGGATTAAACCCAGACGTAATTAATAAATCACACACAACGGCTACATCAACAAATCAGATGATGGCAGCTCAAACACAACGCATTGAACTTATTGCAAGAAACTTTGCTGAAGGTGTGAAAGATATTTTTAGAGTTATCTTTGCTGTTGTTTGTGAATACCAGGATGCAGAAAGAATTGTAAAAATAAACAATGAATTTATACCAATGAATCCTCGTGATTGGTTTAATCGTTATGATGTAACCGTACAAGTAGGACTTGGAACTGGCAACCAGGATCAACGATTAGCAGTGTTACAAAGAGTTCTAGCTGTGCAAGAAAAAATGATCATGCAAGGCGGAATGAATATGGTGAGTCCGCAAAATATATACAATACTCTTGAACAATATTTACAAAACTCAGGTTATAAAGATGCATCACCATTTTTCAATAATCCTGCTACCGTACCACCACAACCGAAAAGACCAAAAATTGATCCGTTGACGGTGGCACAGCAGGATATTCAAATGCGATCACAAAAGAATGCAGCCGATATAGAACTTGCAAGAAAGAAATTAGAAATTGATGCAACATTAAATGCAAAGAAAATGGATTTAGAAGAACAAAAATTAGCAAGAGATATAATTAAAGATTCAGACAACCTGGATATGGAAAAAGAAAAATTAGCAAATAAAATTATACAACAAGGGTTAAATTAATGTCTTTTATTTTATCAGAAAAAGCACAACAAATAATATCAGAATATCTTGATAAACCTTATCAAAAACCTGATGCTATAAATCCTGTATTTGATTTGCGAGAGGAAGGACAAATGTTTCCTCCCCTTAATCCACCAGTACAAACAGATCCAGTTGTTGATCCTTGTCCTCCTGGTTATCAATTGATTGATGGAGTTTGTCAGCCAATAGATCAATTTGGTGGTGATATGCCAAATGAAACAACAGGTGGTGGCGATGATGAAGTTGAAGAAAGACCATATTTCTCAATTGATGAAATGCGTGATTTATCTAATGAGGATTTATTAGGTTATTTAAAATCAGGTTTTCTATCTAATAGTCCAATAGGTTTTTTACCAAGTAAAGGAAATCTTGTTACATTAAAAGATCCTTTGCCTTCATTACAAGGATCATTATTGCAACTTCCATTTGGAAATCAAAGTCAATTAAGAAAAAAAGCAATGGAAAATGAATTGATGCGTAGAGGATATTTTTCTGGTCAGTATGATGATAGCGGTGATTTTATTTTTGATATTGCAGGTACACCAGATAATTCATATTTATTTACACCAAAAGCTACCACAGATGAAGCTGACGTTTCTTATGGTGGTAATATAATTGCAACAATGCCGAGTGGGAAAGACGTTTATGCAACAACAAATGTAGAAGGTAGTTATGGTGGTGGTGAAGATTTTGGATCACCATTCACAAGTGATTACAAAGGTAATGTTGTTGTTAACAATCAACAGATCCAACAACAAAACCAAGCAGCTCGTGATCGATATGATCAAATGTATGGAGAGGATGCTGGTATTTAATGACACCAGAACAAGAAAAACAACGAACTGAATTAGCAAAAAGTATTTTAGATAATCCTGTATTTCAGGATGCAATTACAAAAATAAAACAAGAATTATATGGTGAGTTTCTTAATTCACCTGCACGAGATTCCGAAGGTAGAGAAAAAATTTATCTCATGGGTAAAATGTTTGATCTACTTTTAGTGAACATCAAGTCTGTGATGGAAACAGGCAAACTAAATAAAAAACAATAGGAGTTTTTATGGCAGATAATCCCCAAGCGGAATCTGTATCAAAACCAACCAATTCGATACAGGAAACACAACAGGCATTCGCCAATCTTATCAATACTGCAAGAAGCGAAGAACAGCCAAAAGAAGAAGTAAAAGAAGCTGCACAAGACACTCTTGAACAAGATAATGAATTGTCAGTAGATGATATTTCGGATGAAGATTTAGTTGATAACGAAGAAACCACTACGGAAAACGAACAAGAACTATTTGATATTACTGTTAATGGTAAATCTCAAAGAGTCAGCTTGGATGAGTTAAAGGAAGGTTACTCTAAAGGATCGGACTATACCAAAAAGACGATGGAACTAAGCAACCAAAGAAGATCATTAGATTCTGAATTGGATGCTGTTTCCAAAGACAAAGAAGCAGTAAAACAAATGCGTGATGAATACGCACAAAAACTTCAGGTTGTAGAACAAAATTTACAAACTGACGATAACATTGATTGGGTTACACTAGCTCAAACTGATCCAACAGACTATGCTGTAAAGAAAGCTGAATATGATCGCAAAAAAGAATTGCAATTACAAGTTCAGCAAGAAAAACAGAAGTTAGCACAGGAACAAAGAAAAGAGCAGGAACGGATTTATCAAAATCATATCGAGAATGAACGAGGGAAGTTAATTGAAGCGATGCCTATATTTGGTGATCAAAAAAAAGCTCCCAAGTTAATGAAAGATATAAGTGAGTTTGCTATGAAGCAAGGTTATACAGAGCAAGAAGTCAACATGGTTGTTGATCATCGTGCAG